GGGCTGCAGTCTTTTTCTTTTGTGGTTATCTTATAGGTTTAGTTATCACTACACCTTTTTAGTGGACAAAATACCATTCTAGTGGTATAATTATAGTATGAATTTAGAAAAAATCCAAGAAGAATGGGCAAAAGATTGTGTTATCGATAAGATAGACATGGACAAAGCTTCGCTTGAAACACCAAAATTACATTCAAAATACTTAGATGAACTCTCATCTAAAAGACTCAACTATAAGAAATACGAAGTAGAATATAACAAACTACTTAAGAATAAGTGGTTATGGTATACTGATAAGTTATCTAAAGAAGAGATAGATGAGTTAGGATGGTCTTATGACCCATTTGAAGGACATAAGGTACTTAAAGCAGATTATAACTACTACTTTAATGCAGATAAAGACCTAACAGAACTTAAACTTAAGTTAGAGTATCTACAAGAATGTATTGATGTTTTAAAAGACATACTAAATATTCTTACATGGAGACATCAATCTATTAAGAATGCAATTGACTGGTTAAAATTTACTAACCCAGCAGGATAAATTATGCCGACTTTTTTAAGAGAAAATATGATTATTATGGAGAATGCAATTTCTCCAGAGATTTGTGAAGAGATTAAATACATTGGATTACATTCAGAGAACCAATATGGACAGGTTGGGGATGGTGGAGATACACCATTAGATGTAAGAAAATCTGGTGTTGCATGGTTACCGAGAGATATGAAACTTGGTGATGGAACACTTCTTCAAGACGATATATTATGGCCGATGATACAACATGTAAATGATGAATGGTTTCAATTTGATTTAACCTACCACGAAGCAAATCAATTCACTACTTACAAAGCACCAGACGAACATTACAATTGGCATGCAGATGGTGGGCCAGATTTTTATCAAAATACAAATCCAGAAATGCCAATGCACACGAATGATGAAAACCAAGTAGGAACATATCGTAAACTTTCGTATGCAATTCAGTTATGTCATCCAGACGAATATGATGGTGGTAAGTTTCAATACATAGACTCTACACGAGATATTGCAAATATGGATTGGGGTTTAATAGAAGAGACAGTACCCTTTAGAGGTATGGAACAAGGTAGTGCATTATTTTTCACATCAATCTTGCAACATAGAGTAACACCAGTTACCAGAGGAACAAGACATTCAATAGTAGGTTGGGTATGCGGGCCACCATTCAAGTAGACAAAATTGATGATACTCATATAAGAGTTACATCAGAAGAGTCAGTTCAAAGAGAAATTTCAGAATACTTTACTTTCCCAGTGCCAGGCGCAAAGTTTATGCCTTCGGTTCGTAATAGGTATTGGGATGGTAACATTCGACTATATAGTAATGAGAAACTATACACTGGACTATACTACGCATTACAAGAGTTTGCTAAGGACAGGGAATATGAGATACAAGGGTATCAATGGGAAACAGATGTTGAAGAAGATGGATTCATTAACAATTTACAATTACCTTTTGAGGTTAGGGACTACCAAAGAGAGGCTATTTCACATGGGATTAGATATCGCAGATCGTTATTGGTCAGTCCTACTGCCAGTGGTAAGTCTCTTATCATATATGGTCTGGCACGACATTATCTAAAAGTACATAAGAAACCAGTTCTAATTATCGTACCTACTACATCTTTGGTAGAACAAATGGCAACTGATTTTGAAGGTTATGGGTATAATAAACCTATCGATAAAATGTATGGTGGTAATAAAGTAGGTAATACTGAGATAGTAGTAACCACTTGGCAGACCCTTAGCCGAATGCCTAAGTCCTTCTATGACCATTTTGGGTGTGTATTTGGGGATGAGGCACACTTATTCAAAGCAAAAGTATTAACTGGTATCCTTGAAAAGATGAAGGGTATCTCACATAGATATGGAACAACTGGAACATTAGATGATTCACAAACACATAAATTGGTATTGGAAGGTCTCTTTGGCCCTACTCATTTTGTTACTAGCACAGCAAGCCTCATAGAAGATGAAGTTCTTGCAGACTTGGATGTACAATGTTTGGTATTACAGTACCCTAAAGAGGTATCTAAAGAAGTAGTAAAGATGGATTATCAACGAGAAATGGAATTTTTGGTCGATAATCAGAAAAGAAATCGTTTTATTCGTAATTTAACACAAGATAAGGGTGGTAATACCCTTATTCTCTTCCAGTATGTAGAAAAACATGGAAAAGGGTTATACGATGACTTCCTACAACTAGGTGGTAACTTATTCTTCATATATGGTAAAACTGATACTATTGCACGAGAAGAGGCAAGAGCCATCGTAGAGAAGTCGGAGAATGCAACTATTATTGCATCATATGGTACTTTCTCTACTGGAATCAATATAGAAAACCTAGATAATATCATATTTGCGAGTCCATCGAAGTCAAAAATAAGGATTTTACAGTCAATTGGAAGAGTTTTGAGGAAAGGAAAGACTGGAAAAGCAACAGTATATGATATTGCAGACGATCTTTCTTTTGGAAAAAAGGATAATTATACTCTAAAACACTTTAAAGAAAGGATAAATACTTATAATAAGGAAAGATTTCCTTACACAATACACAATATAAAGTTCAAATGAATTACAAATATCTAAGACTAAACACTGGTGAACATGTTATCTCTGTTGTTGAACCTATTAAGGCAAACCAAGAGGTAAAGTTAATCATGCCTATGATTGCAGATATTGTTCCTTCTATGTTAGGACAAGGGACAATAATGAAACTTTCACCATTAATACCATACACAAATGAAGACCACATTATAATGAGGTTATCTGATATATCCTATTTTTCTGGTATCACAAAACAGTTTATCGACTTCTATAAGAAAGGAGTGGATGATTGGGTACAGATACGAGATAAAGTGGGATTACAAGTCAGAACACCAAAGGAAGAACTTGAAGAAGGGAGAGTATTCAAAAACTTGATGGAACAAACAGTTCGTCAGTATGTTGATAACGAAATGGGAGACATCCGATTTGAGGATGAAATCCAAGATGAACTTCAAGACTTTAATATTGATCCCAATAAAGATAGGACTATACATTAATCCCTTTATAGCTAATATAGCATTCCCTTTGGGACACAATTCATTTTAACATGGATTGCTGCCTTGTCAAGTAAAAAAAGTACGAAATAGTACCTTGACAGATATAGATTATGGAGTATAATAATTACATATGGTTAAAAAAACAAACCCAGAACATTATGTAAACAATAAAGAGTTTACAGCAGCGATAACCGAACACAATATCGCAGTTAAGAAAGCAATCAAAGATGGAAAGGAACCACCTAGAGTTTCCGAGTATATTGGTGAGTGCATTTATAAAATTGCAACAAGGTTATCGACTAAACCGAATTTTATCAATTATTCTTATAGGGATGAAATGATATGTGATGGTATTGAGAACTGTCTACAATATATCAATAACTTCAACCCAGAGAAGTCAACAAATGCATTCGCATATATTACTCAAATTATATACTATGCATTCCTTAGAAGGATTCAAAAAGAGAAGAAACAGTCTGCAATTAAACAGAAAGCAATTATGAACTCTGGAATATTGACAGACATGGTTGATACAATGGATGGTGATACATCCCAGTATTCAAATTCGTATGTCGAGTTTTTACAAGACAACATGAATGAAATAACTTATAAACCTAGAGGTAAAAAGAAAAAGGCAGCCGATAATAAAGGTGTCGAAAACTTTTATCAATCCACATCTAAAAAAACTTAATGAAATTTGCTATTCTGAACGATACACATTGTGGTGTTCGTAACGATAACATACAGTTCCACGAACTACAAAGAAAATTCTACGAAGAAGTATTCTTTCCTTATCTGTTAGAACATAACATAAAACACATAGTCCATCTTGGTGATTACTTTGATAAGAGGACTGGAATCAATTTCCTATCTCTTCAAAGAAACAAAGAACACTTTGTTGATAAACTTGATGAGTTTGGTATTACTATGGATTTAATTCTTGGTAATCATGACTTATATTATAAGAACACATCCGAAGTCAATTCACCACAAGCACTATTGAATCATCCTAATATAAAAA